GTTTGGTGAAGGAATACATCATGGCTAAATTACAACTCGGTTTATGACCTTCAAACACGTTGACATTGACATCCCAGAACTGGATCGGCAGACCATCGATGGGGTCCGTTATTATGATGCTCCCGATGGACAGAAGTTAGTTTCTGTCACCTCTGTGATCAGTCACATCAAGCGGGAGTTCTTCCGTAAGTGGCGTGAGCGTGTTGGTGAAGAGGAAGCAAATAAGATTACCAAGAAAGCAACCAGTCGCGGGACTGATATGCACACCTTGGCTGAGAATTATCTTCTGAATCAGGAACTGCCTGAGGTTCAACCTCTTTCGCAGTTCCTTTTCAGTCAAGCAAAACCAAAGTTGGATGAGATTGATAACATCCATGCCATTGAGAAGTCTCTTTACAGTCTGCAACTTGGTATTGCTGGAACCGTGGACTGCATTGCAGAACACAATGGTGAACTTGCGATTATTGACTTCAAGACATCCAAGAAACCAAAACCTCGTGAGTGGATTGATGATTACTTTGTCCAGTGTGCAGCGTATGCCTGTATGCTTTTCGAATTAACTGGTATAATCGTTAAGAAGTTTGTTATTATCATGTCCTGTGAGGACGGAGAGTGCGTGGTTTATGAAGAGCGAGACAAAGGGAAGTATATCCAACTTCTCGACAAGTATATTAGAGAGTTTGTTGAGTTTAAGTTGCGAGAGTATGCCTGAAGAACAAAACCTAGAAGAACTCTTTGAGAACAAGTTTTATTGTTCCAAGAGATTCACAGAAGAGATCGAAAGGATTGCTCACGCTGATGGTGGTATGAGTTATATTGATGCGATTGTATTTTTCTGCGAGAAGAATAACGTCGAGGTGGAATCAGTTCCCAAACTCATTTCTAAACCATTGAAGGAGAAACTGAAGGCAGAGGCACAGACTCTGAACCTTTTGCGTCGCACATCTCACGCAAAGTTGCCCCTGTGATACCTAAAGTGAGTCCCTTCGATGCCTACAAGCAATATCTCTCGCTCAAGAATCACTTTACAAAACAAAAGTATGACTACCACAAGTACTGTGGTAAGTCTCGTGCAACAATAAACTCTTTCTACAAACGCAAGGATCGTTTCTGGTTTGAGAAACTGAGTCGTCAGAAAGATGACAAGGAAGTTGTAGATTTCTTTGTTTCCAACTTTGTTTCTTGCACTGACCCCCAGACTCTGTGGATTGGGGAGATGATTCGGTCTGGTGAAACAAACTTCACAGAGTGGAAGAAGCGCATTCAGTCGCTGTCTTATCACTTCAAACAAGAAACTTCTGATCTGTTTGAAGGTAAGAATTTTGATTCTGTTTTTTCCATTGACGGGACAAAACATCCTGTTATAATAAGAGAACACCTGCAGGAAAACATCTCTCTGGAGACTTTAATTCTGTTGGAAAAGATCTTAGGGTTCAAGAAGAACTTCGATAAGAAACTCCAAGATCCTGTGTGGGAATTTCTCTCGATGCGAATGGAAAAGTATTCTCCATTCCTAAATATCGATGTATTCCATTATAAAAAGATCCTTAAGGAGGTCGTGCTGACACAATGACATTTTTTGAATCCGACATCGTACAACAAGAGATGGAGGAGATCGCAAGACTTCAAGAGGAGATCTATGGAATGGTATTCAAATTCCCTTCCATGGATAAAGAGGAGAAGATGAAGCACGTTGAGTTGCTGAGTAATCTCCTGAAAAAACAGCAAGTCCTTTACACAAGGATGAGTCTGTCTGATGACCCTGAAGCAAAGTCAATGAAGGAAAACATCATGAGGTCTGCACAAGACCTTGGTTTCCCTCCCGATGTTGACATTGCTTATGTCTTCAATAACATGACGAAAGTCTTGGATGAAATGAGAGGATCAATTGAGCGATCCTAACCTTTGTGACATAATAATGGAGTACACAAAGGCCAAATCTTAACTAATAGGTACACACATGTCGTTTTCTAATCTGAAAAAGCAATCCTCTCTCGGTTCACTGACCGCCAAACTGGTCAAGGAGGTCGAGAAGACTAACAACCCACAAAGTTCGTCTGGGGCAGACGAGCGTCTCTGGAAACCCGAAATGGACAAGACTGGCAACGGGTTTGCCGTCATCCGTTTCTTGCCCGCACCTAACGGTGAAGACCTCCCCTGGGCAAAGGTATGGAGCCATGCCTTCCAAGGTCCTGGTGGTTGGTACATTGAGAACTCTCTGACCACGCTGGGTCAAAAGGATCCACTGGCAGAATACAACCGCGAACTGTGGAACTCTGGACTGGACTCTGATAAAGAGATCGCTCGCAAGCAGAAGCGTAAGTTGTCTTATTATGCCAACATCTATGTTGTGAAGGATCCTGCCAACCCACAGCACGAAGGTAAAGTCTTCCTGTTTAAGTTTGGTAAGAAGATCTTTGACAAAATCATGGAGGCAATGCAGCCTGAGTTTGATGATGAAACTCCCATCAACCCCTTCGACTTCTGGCAGGGTGCCAACTTCAAACTGAAGATCGTGAAGAAGGATGGTTACTGGAACTACGATAAGTCTGAGTTCGCATCCGCTGGTCCTCTGCTTGAAGATGATGATGCTCTGGAAGCACTGTGGAACAAAGAGTATTCCCTGACTGCTTTCACTGAAGCATCCAACTTCAAGTCTTATGAAGACCTGGAGCGTCGTTTGAATGCTGTCCTGAACCGCAACGTCACTGCACCTGTCCGTCAGGAAGTGACTCCTGCTGAACTTGAGGAGCGTTCTTATCAACCCACCTTTGAGAAGAAGGTTGAGGTTGAAGACGACAGTGACTATGGTGTTCCTCAGACATCACTCGCTGACACTGAGGACGATGCACTAAGTTACTTCGCTAAGTTGGCTGAATCCTGAGGGAAAATCAGCTTTTGATTTCAAAATAGCCCAGATATTTTTTCTGGGCATTTTTTGTGCCTATTACTTTTTCTACGTGTATAATCTGATGTTATCTCCGCGTGTAACTGATGGAGAGACGTACTGTGTCGATCCTTGTTGATAAGGCATAATCTGCTCAAGGTTGTCAATAACCAAACCGACGTATTCTTCCTTGATCACATAAATGTTTCTTCTGTTATTTTGGATCTTTTCCTCATAATCATAGTTTGTTACTGCATAAGTGAAAGCGGTGGAAGTTCTCTCTTCTCCTATTCCACTGTCATACCAGTCAACTGAGATATTCTGTGGAACTTCGAGTCCACCAGGGAAAACAACTCTTCCGACGGAATCCTTGATTTCATTACTTTCGTAATGATGGACTGCATAGATGTTTTCTTCAGATCCGAACTTTGAGACCAAATAGTTCTGGAATGACTGTTGGTCCAAAGGCCACTCTTCGACCTGATTGATCACATTGTTGGAAAGAAGCACCAACCAGTCAAGATCGGAATTATTGTAAATCTTGTTTGCAACCTCATCTGGACGTTCATCGCCAATAATCTTATATTTGCTGAAATATGCCAGATTACCAAAAATGTCAGGACGAATGATTCCACGCTTAAAGAGGTTCTTGACCTCAACGTAATCATTGATCTTTTTGGCATCAGTCAGGCGACTGACGTATTCAAAGTTAGGAACGTAATCGAAATACTGTGCCATTGGTTAGAACCCCATATCGTCTGATTCGGTGTCAAAGTCATTATCATAAAGAGGCTCAAGTTCTTTGAATGCCAGGGAAATTTGATAAGTTGGCATCGAACCATCTTCACCATAAGTCATATATTCGGTTGGATTGCCGTATTTCACATCAAAACTTGTTAGAGCAACTGGTTTGAATTTGTGCAAGAATGGGTGTTGTCCCGACTCTTGATAGATGTACTGAAGTTGGAAAATGTCAGGAGTGAAGAGGAATGCCTCAGATCCTGATTTTCTTGGATTCATACTCTTCTTGAAGAACTTGATGATTCTCTTGATCATCGCTGCTTCAGCACTTTCACGGGGTGTCAGTTTAAACGTAAAAGCGAAGTTTCTGAGTGTTGGTGCCTGGAAGAACAACTCAAGGTTTGGGTTAGCAATTGAACCAGTCAGTCGTCTTCTGAGGTTCTTACCAATTGCTTGTCCAGCGAAATATGCTTGCAAATAATTCTTTAAATTTGGATCGTCCGCTGCTTTTTCGTAACTCCCCATGAGGGAGTTGACTCCTGCTTTTGCCATTCCAACCACGTTTGCTGGGTTGTCAGAACCAATGTCGATCATTCTAAAAGCAGCATCACCAAATGCCGCTTCGAGGAAGTTCAGAGTTTCTCCTTCATAAGAAACAACATTCTTTTCTGCTAATCCTGCTTGAAGTGGGAGAAGAACACTTCCAATTGCTGTCCCTAATCTTTGTGAGGCAGTTCCACCAATCGAACTTCCTGGAACATAATCTTGGTTTTTTCCTCCTCTTGCTTTATACTTGTGAGCAGTGATTTTGAGGTAATCACCAGGGAACTGAGAATTTGTGTTGATGGGATATCTCATACTTTGGAATCCACCACTTCTTGCTGCTCTCCCTTGAGGCAAATCAATGGTTCCTTCTGTGTTTTCTCCTGGAACGGCACCAACTTTTAGTTGATCATTAGGAAATGCATATGTTCCAAACTGACTTGGAACTCCATTATTCAGTGATTGTGGAGGAAGACCAAAAGGATTTCCGTCTGTGAATGTTCCGTCGTTATTGACAACCTGACCAGTTACTGGATTTTGAAGTCCAGGAATTCCATTTTTGAAAAATTGTGTTCTGTTATTTTCTGCAGCAGTCAGATTAGAATAGTTTGTGTTATCATTCAGAACAGCAGCACGGTCGAGGTTGAAAAGAGGTCTTCCTTCGTTGTAGAATGTCTTTTCGAATTCTGTGGTTGTCAGTTGTGCTGAATATCTTGCTCTGTTGTTATAAAGTCTGGTGAAGAGTTCTGTGTCTTCGATTTCCCAGTCAGAATTACTGGATGAGGCAAGCAATGACCCACCAGTGGAATTGAGTTCAATCTTCCCAGTCTCAGTGTAGGTAACTTCGTCTACCTTAAGACCATTCCATATTCTCGATGATTGAATACTCGTTGCCATTTATAAAAACTGGTCTTTTAGTTATTTAGAACGATTTTCTGATATGGAATGGATCTTGCTTCTTCCA